ATGGTGTCAACCTCAACCTCTTGACGAAAATCAAAGAGTTGCTAAGTGTAGGGGCAACTTTAGCGGAGACAGAGACAGAAACGGAAGACGATGAAACTACTTGAGAAGGTCTTGTCCTTCGAAACGAAAGAGCAGTTGCGGGACTGGTTTAACCAAGGTTCCGCTTCTGCCCCTCGTATCATGATGCACAGTACCGAACCCATCATGAAGGACGGCAAAGAGGTTTGGTTGACTAAGGTCTGCCTTACCGGCCATGATGACCCGATGATTCTCCAGAATCGCATCGGGCTTGCGTTTATGCACATCCGCAAGGAATTCTCGAAGCATGTCATCGGTCTGACTGACCGGGCGTATCACAAGATTAAATTCTATGACCCGGAATACCGGGAGACGCATCCCCGGAAACGGCCGGAGAAGGCACACGTGGCATACCACACGGCAATCGCCGACGCCTTTGCGATGGCGGAAGAGAGAAAGAAAAGTAAGGAAGTCTACAGCAAAACCCGAAACTACCAACTTGGGTATTCGGACCGGCGCACAAAGAAAGATCCTCGCATGAAGGATGATGCTGAGTACATGAGGGGTTATAACGCTCGGGTAGCCCGAGAAGAGATGGGTGGCCGAGAAAGAAAACGGGGCCTCCGCAAGAATTCCATGACCTGGATCTTGGTGGAATACATCAAGAACCACGGGGGAGAAGTCACTCGTAAACATCTTACTGAGCAATTCGGCAAGATTAACGGGGCTCTTATCACTAGGATGCTCAAATCGGGCAAGGTGGAAAGCCTCGACGTGGGTAGGTACATCCATCAGGACAATGTGGCAACCAAGGTCATCGAACCTGTCATCGAGCCCGTGCCGACTCTCCCCAGCGTCATCCTGCCTCAGGTTATGCCTGACACGGTAATGGTTTCTCGGCCCTATGAGGAAATTAGTAAGGACGCATTCTTCCTACGCCAGCGCATGGTCGAGCTAGAGGCGGAGAACGCTCGGCTGAAAAAGGCTCTTATGGCCTTGACAGGTTGAATCGCCCTTGCTATGTAATGGTCTTGGCGTCGTCACCCTATTCGGCCTCATGCCCGAGTAGAGTGTGTCTCCTCCCTAGACGACGCCCCTGCCCCCTGGTCCCCCTCCCCGGCGAGCCAGGGGGCATTTTTTAGGTATTTGCTATTTTCGATGCAACTTCATTTAGAAGGATGGAATTAGCGGCACTGAAAGCAGCGGTGACAGTGGGGGCACAATTCGACCCGCCAGTGCTAACCGTAGGGGTGCAATTCACCCAAGTGTTGTTACCGGTCCCCCAGACGATTCCCTCGCCGCCCCACGCTTTCCTTGGACACCCCACACCCTGACAGGTAGCTTCGGCGCCCGGTGGGCATATGCAGCCTCGGGGCGAGCACGCCGGCCATGTCTGGGGCATCGGGACTGGATTCCACGGGTTATAGGGCCGGTGGGGCTGATACCAGCCGCCGCAGTATGGGCAGTAGGGGCTCCCGCAAGAGCAGCACCCGACTCTATAGCCCCCGCCCACAGTGACGCCCAGCGCCCCGCCTTGGGTGCTGTGACAACCCCCGCCTGACCCACAAGCTCCAGAACAAGCGCAAGCCATTTAAGCCATATCCTCTTTTTTCATTAACGTTTTGAGAACCGAAATTATCCCAAGATCCAAAGGAACCATATCCGTGAAAACGGGTTCCTTCAGCCCCTCTACTACTTTAGGCAGATATCCGAGATAAACGAGAAAGGGCTTGAGCAAACACCATTGTTCCTTCTCAATCTTAAAAAACAAAATCCGCACGGCATTTTCCGGGCGAAAGACATTTCCAAGGACAATAATGTGATTCAGAATCAGGCGCTCTTTTAGCTCCCCGGTGTTCTGGTATCGAGTAAGGAGCTTTTTGATGTACCCGACTCGGGCAAGATCCTCATCGAACTCCATGAAATTCATGGTATGGCAGCCGTCGTAATTGAGGAAGCAAAATTCCTCAAAGGTATCATCAGAAAGCGGCAGGAGTTGCTTCGATACTAAAATCATCGAGCCTATTTACTTGTATGACATGGTATTGGGCAGGGCAATCTTTCTCCGTGGGTGATGCAGAGGCCCTAGTGGCGTCGGGGGTTGTTGGATTTGTTTATCAGATAACAAATCTGAAGGATGGTCGGAAGTATATCGGCCAGAAGAAATTTCTGTCACGCCGCAGCAAGAAACCACTCAAAGGAAAGAAAAGGCGACGCATAACAGTCATCGATTCCGACTGGCAAGATTACTGGGGCTCAAACAAAGAACTCCAAAAAGATATCGAGATTCTTGGAAAAGAAAACTTTTCGAGAGTCATTTTGTATCTTGCGCCAAGCAAGGCAATGATGAATTATGTCGAGCTGTATCATCAAGTAGTGACGCACTCGCTGCTTGAACCAACCCGGTACTACAACGAGTATGTGGGCGGCCGAATAAGTCGCAAGCAGCTGGAGAAGTTTTGTAATGACAGTTTGTTCGATAGACATCAAGATTCAGATGTTGCCGGGCCACCCCTATACTCCCGTTCCGGAGTATAAAAGTCTGGGGGCGAGCGGCGTTGACCTGATGGCTTCTTGTGGAAAAGACAAAATCTATTCCTTACAGCCCGGCGACCGAATTTTGGTTCCTTGTGGTTTCAAGATAGAAATGCCCCCTGGTGTTGAAGCTCAAGTGCGCAGCCGCTCCGGTCTTGCCCTTAAACAGGGTCTTGTGGTGGCTCAGGGAATCGGCACAATTGATTCGGATTATCGGGGAGAGGTGGGGGTCATTCTTCACAATATTTCGGGCCAGCATCAGTCGGTTTGGTGTGGGGACAGGATTGCTCAGCTTGTCTTTATGCCTGTGTACCTTGCTCGTTTCTCTATTTCGACACAATTGGAAGCTACAGACCGGGGCGAGAGCGGGTACGGAAGCACTGGGGTTTAACCATAAGTTCTTTTGCCTCTAGTTTGAGGTTGCTACCGCACCGCAACCTATAGCATGCTAAACTTCCTGTGCGGGGGAAGTATAAAAGGGGGACTGCCCAATGAGCCCAATCGGGTATTCGAACTGCCTTTACTATGTTGTTGAAAATTCCGCTGTCCAACTCTTTCTTTCACCAAACGACAAAGTTGCCTCGGATGAGCGTCCGGGTTCTATGCCCCTTGACCTCAACATGATTATCCCTTTGCATGGACATGCTAAGGTCCACTCAATTCTAAAAAACTTTGGAGATCGGTGGATTGCCCGTTCGGGGAAAGTTTACTTTCCTCCGATAAGTAAGGGAAATGAGGCGCTGGAAAAAACAGCTTAAGTGGCTATACCAATTCGGAATAAATGATGATTGGTCGGCGGATACGTCCGCCGACTTTTTGACCACAACTATAGAAGAAGCAGGAATAACAAGCAAAATGAATATTGTGGCCGGAGCTTCTGAGCTTGTCTCCATTCATCGGCTAGATGCTGTAGATTGGGTGAAGAAAAACACCCAAGACGGTGCCGAGATGTATGCTCGGAATTTTTCTCTTCGGGGACATTATGAGAATGTGCTCGATTTTATTGAAAATCTCCGGCAAGATGGATGGAACCTACACAACAAGCAGTATGATGGTACTGTGGCACTAGTGAAACTTGACGACCCATCCCATCCAGACGCCCCATTCTTGATTATCGTCAATCGTTCCCACACTGACATGTGGATCTATGCTTATTCCACGGAAAAATGCGTCATCGACGAATTCAAAAAGAAGTATGGTAAGAACGAAAAGCGTCTCAAGCTGAATTGGTGGTATCCATCCGGCTCCGGATTTGATTCGCAGGAAGTCGATTTTCTTCACGATATCGAGCTTAAGGACGAATTCTATCCTTTCGTGCCAGGAGGATTGGAAAACTACTTTACTGAGTACATGGCTTCAGTCGCCCCCATTCTTTTACTTCTGGGCGAGCCCGGCACCGGAAAGACTTCGTTCATTCGTCATCTAATTCACCGCCACAGTCTTGAAACTGTGGTCTCGTATGACGAGAAGGTGATGGCGTCGGATGATTTTTATATCAGTTTCCTGACTTCGGAAGACAAGAAACTGATGGTTATCGAGGACGCCGACTTGCTTTTGCGAGCCCGAGAGAATGACCACAACAAGGTTATGAGCAAACTGCTGAATATCTCCAATGGAGTTATCCAGCTTGGTCACAAAAAGATGGTTTTCTCTACTAACCTTGAAAACATCAATGACGTTGACGAAGCCTTGGTGCGGCCGGGACGATGCTTTGATATCCTGGACTTCCGCCGTCTGACCGTGGAAGAAGCCAAGATAGCCTCAGCCGCAGCGGGACTTCCCCCTCTTGAAGAACCTTACAAGAAGGACTATACTCTAGCTGAGATCTTCAATCGCAAGAAGATGTCCTACCGTTCTCACCGGTTGGGGCTGCATCGCTAAAAGGAGAGAGCTTCGATGTCCGAATCGATACAAGATCGTATCAAGGTAAAGACTCTTACCGACGTTTATCTCTGTCTCGGCCAAGCCTTTCAAGAACATACAAAATTCAAGAACGAAGAAACCGGCCTTATTTTATATAAGACTGTGGTGCGGGGTTATGCCGAGGATGCTATTCCTCTGGAAACTGTCATGTTGGTTCTCAAGCAACTTTCTTATGATTATTCTCCAGCAAAGCAGCTATGGAGAGCTTTGGTTAAAGTAATAGAAAGTGAAAGAAAGGATATCTAAATGCTAAAGAAGTTTTTGGCTGGCATTGCTTTTGTAATCGGTTTGACAACACTTGCCATCGCTTCCTTTAATCCTGTTCCTCTTAGTTCTTTTGGGGCTGCTCAAGAACATTACTACTCTTCAGTGGTTGCCTTGCGCATGAAGCAAGGTAAGTCCGTAGCAGGATGCACTGGTACTCTAATCCATGACCTTCGGCCGTTTGGACACAATGTCGGGTTTGTGCTAACCGCCGCCCACTGTGTCAAGGATGCTGAGTCTATCGAGGTTGGCTTCTACCCTGACAATACAGGGGCAGGCGCCCCCATTATCAAAGCAGGGGCTCGTTGGCGCTGGCCTACGTCTTTCTCCGATAAGACTCAGCCGGACTCCCCCGGCATCGACATGAACGACTTAAATGCTGATCAAGTGCACGATTGGGCCATCGTCATGGTCAAAGATCTGCCGGCTCATGTTCGGGTGATGGGCATCGGCGCCCCTTGGCGCCCTGATGGGTCGGAGACGGGGGAGAATTCGGTCTTCCTTGTGGCTAGGAACGAAGAGGATAAGGGATTGTGGATTTCTCCCCTCTTTGCCGTGCCGTTCCAAGGCTCGCTGCCGTTCGGCGTCATGGAAAGGACTCGGATGTGGCGCTCTGACGTGGTGCAGCCGCTTGACCCGAATGGCCTTCGGGGGCTATGTATGGGGAACTCAGGTGGCCCGGTGGTCAAGGTGGTCAACGGTCGTCCAGTGCTAGTGGGCGTGGCATCGGCCGAAGGGAACAGCTTTGGCGTGCTTGGAAACAAACCGACGTTCCGGTGCGGCACCAACGCCTACTGGTACAATGCTACTCTGGCGATAACGGACCTTGAGGACGCTATCAAAGGAGAAATGCAAGACGACGGTATTCTTCCGCCCGACACAGAAAAGGAGAAATCATGAAAGTCATCCTCGCAATTCTCATGGTCATGTCTTTTGCGGCGCTGGCCGCAGCCGAGCCTAGAGACTACGGCCCGGACAAGAACAAGACGTATTTTGAAGATTTGAGCCAACGGCTCCCGTAATTCGGCGAAGACAATAGGTTCTCGCCGTTTCCTGGCCTACAGCGGGCTCTCTGTAGGTGGTGCCGCCGGAAGGGCAACTTTGCCCTTACGCCGCCCCGGTCTAGGCAGCGGGTTATCTGTCTGGCAAGAGAGCTTGGACGCAAAAGAGCCAAGCTCTCTTGAAGCGGGCTTTGTTTGCTTGTCGTCTTAGCCTGCGAAAGGGTTCGGGAAGCGATGGCCCGAGCCCTTTTTCTTTTTGGGCGATTAAATATCGCCTATGGCCAGTAGCAACAATTCATTCGACCTAGTAAATCTAGACTTTGCCCTCTTGAAAGGAAGCTTCCGCTCCTTCCTTCAAGGAAACCCGTCTTTCAAAGACTATAACTACGACGGCTCGGCAATGAGCGTCCTTTTGGACTTGCTCACGTATAATACTTTCAAAAACGCTTTCTTCTTGAATATGACCTTTGCCGAAGGGTTCATGGATACCGCCCAACTTCGGGAATCCATCGTCTCCCACGCCAAAGACCTAAACTATGTGCCCCGCTCGGCTCGCTCCCCCCAGGCCGTTATTAACGTTTCTTTCACGGCCACTGGCGAGTCTCAGCCCTACATCGTCCAAAAAGGGGCGAGCTTCACGACTCTGATCAAGAACCAAAGCTTTACCTTTACCGTTCCGGAGACGCTGATTGTCTCCTCAGTCAACACAACTTTTACTTTCCAGACAAGCATCTATGAAGGCCCGTACTTCAAGGACGCTTACATTTTCAAGACGCCGGGAAATGGAAGCATCCCTCGATTCCAGCTCAGCAATCCAAATGTCGATACCTCTTCTTTGACAGTAACTGTCTTTGAAGATGGGGCTCAAGTCGGCACCAACTTTATACTTTCTCCAACTCTTCTTGATATCAATGAATTCTCAAAAGTCTATTTTCTCCAGGCGTCAGAAAATGGATATTATGAAGTTCTTTTCGGAGACAACAACCTAGGTTATAAGCCAAAAGAAAACTCCCTTATTGAAGTTGATTATCGAGTTTCAAGAGGGGATGCATCAAACGGCGCCCGGCTATTCTCCCCGAATTTTGTGATGACCGGGGCTGTTAATGAAGTGACATCCGGCCCATTTGTCGATACTTTCCAAGCCGCCATCAATGGCGCCCCGCCCGAGACCATCGAGTCCATTCGATACACCGCTCCTCGCCATTTCCAGGCCCAGGAACGGTGTATCGTACCGGGGGACTATGAGACCCTGCTTCAGGAAAACTTCCCTGAGATAGGCGCTGTGGCGGCCTACGGAGGCGAAGACGCCAAGCCCATCCCGATGTACGGGCGAGTCTTCATTGCTATCGATATCAAGAACACCCTTGGCATCCCGGATTCCCGCCGCAACGTCTATACAAGTTTTCTGCGGGCTCGGTCGCCGATGATTCCGGTCATTATCGAGCCAAACTTCACATTCATCGCCATCGATACGACGGTGCGCTACAACCAAAACATCACGGTCAATACCCCGACTGTGACAAATACCCTGGTGCGAAACTCTATCGCCGCCTATGACCTCGACAACCTGCACAAGTTTGGGATTCAGTTTAGGTTTTCGCCTTTCTGCTCAATGATTGATGATACCGACCCAAGCATTCTATCGAATATCACAAAGGTCAGCATTTACAAAAAGATTTCCCCAATTTTCGGGGACATTCTTGACCTTGTGCTAAAGTTTGGTATTCCTCTGCAAAGTTCTTTCGGCAGTATTACGAATACTCACGACACCACCGAATTTACCGCCATCAACAGTGACCCCTTCACTTTCCAGGGCTCGCAATGCCAGCTTCAAGATGATGGCCTTGGAAACATTCATGTCGTCAGCCGCATCGGGGACACCTTCTTCACGGTGCTGACATCGGCCGGCACTGTGGATTATGAGCAGGGAATCGTCTCACTTCGGAATTTCGCTATCGATTCTTACAGCGGAACCGCCATCAATATCTTTGCTACGCCGGCCGACCCGGACGTACTCTTCCCCCGAGACACGATTGCGGAAATTGAAGCCGGACAAACCAAAGTAACAGTGGAGCCTATACTAGCATAAATGGCCCAGACCACAGTAGCTCCTAACGCTAATACTCTTCCGCAAGATAGCGAGTTCTTTGAGAAAAGAATCTCTTCGCTCATCGAATCTCAATTCCCGAATGTTTTTCGGGAAGAAGCTCCCCAGTTTGTTGCCTTCCTTAAAGCTTATTACCAATGGATGGAAGAAACAAACAACACGATGTTTCATACTCGGCGCCTTTATGAATACCGAGATATTGACCAAACTATTGATGATTTTGTAGTCTACTTCAAAGAAAAGTACCTCAAAAACATCACCATCAACACCGTCACAGCTACCCGCACCCTCATCAAGCACTCCCTCGACCTCTACCGTTCCAAAGGTTCGGAGCGATGCCTATCCCTTTTATTCCGAGCGTGCTTTGGGGTGGATGCCCGAGTTTATTATCCATCAAGCGACCTTTTTATTCCATCAGATGGGGTGTGGAAGGTTCCCCAGTACCTCGAAATGACCATTGCAGATACCAATTATCTTTTCGAGGGTAAAGAAGTAGTAGGGCTTATTTCCGGAGCCAAAGGATTCGTGGATGCTGTGGTTCGGCGTTCTATCGGAAATCAAGGATTCGTGGACGTTTTCTATCTGTCAGCAATCGTTGGAACTTTTATTGCCGGCGAGAAAATTAACATTTCAACGGACTAATGACAACAAACACCGTCCTTTCCCCAAATCAGTATCCGACGCTTCTTGGAAGCTTGAGCGCCCTTTCGGTTGACGTTTCGGGGGCAGGCTCGGGGTATGACATCGGCGACTTTGTGGATGTCACAAGCTCTCGGGGAGAAGGGGCGGTTGCCCGAGTAGCTAACGTCGTGTCCGAAACCGGGGTCGTGACCTTTTCTCTTATCGATGGAGGCTATGGATACACGGCAAATTCCGAAGTTCTTATCTCAGATACTATTTTGGTTTTTAATGACGGGGATGATTCTGTTCTAGAACTTTTTGCGAATGTCTATCAGGATATCGCAAACATCTCGGTAACTGCCATGGATGGCGGGGCTTTCTCGAATGGACAAAATGTCTACTCCTACAACCTTGACAACTCAGTCAATGGCATCGGGATAGTCATCCAAGAAAGTTTTGATACCTCAAATACCGGCTATATCCTTGTAAATGTCCTTCAAGGAAACCTTCAGCAAGGGAATGCCATCTTCGATACCGGAAATGTTATTTCGGCCAATCTTTCTGGCTACGTGAATCTCATGGCCACCGGAAACTTGATTGGGTGGTTTATCGACAGTAATACCGGAGCCCTAAAAATGGGGCTCATGGATTCTTTGAATGAATTTTTCGCCGATTATCTTGTTTTGTCAAGCAATGGATTTAGTAATACGCTCACATCAATCGCCGGGGGCTCAGGGGCGAATGTCGGCGTATATCCTTTCCTTTTGTACCAAGAGACGGTACCTCTAAACACCGACATTATTGCTCCTTATTCGAGCGTGGCTCTTAATGCCACAGCTTACGGTTTCCCGGCCGACCCCACTGCAAATGGCCAAAGCATCATTGAAGATGCCCTTAGTTTTACAGATGTGACTTTTGGTCGCATTCAGCTTCTCATCGACCAAAATCCAGGAAGTGGGTACACCGAAGCTCCGATTGTTCGGGTTTATGAGCCTCTAAGTTATGTCTGGCGCATTCACGACACAATCACCCTAGAGCTAGATGGCCTTTCTTCGGCTTTCCAGAATGGAGAAGTGGTGGAGCAAACGGCCTCGAATGGTCGGGGCTTAATCATTTCGTCCAATGTGACAAGCATCGTGGTCAAGAGACTAAGGTCTCAGCCGGGCGATGATTTTGTTATTGGGCAACCTATCATGGGCGACAGCTCAAACGCCACAGCAAATGTCACCAATTTTATCGTCTGGGCAAATAGCGATTATATCGGCCTTGATTGCCAGATTAATGCGGCGGTCACTGTCCTCGCCGGAGCGGCCAACAAACTAGAAGTGATAGATTCGGGATTTGGGTTCCAAGATTTTGATGTTGTTGATTTCTCGAATTCCGAGATTGTGGGAAGTGAGGTTGGGACTGCTGTTGCCAGGGTGACTACAAGTGGTCAAGGTCTTGGATTTTATGAGCAAATCGGAGGATTTGCTTCGGACCGAAAGAAGCTATTTGATGGGCATTATTGGCAGTACTTCAGCTACGACGTGATTGCTCCGATGCAGCTTGCCGAGTATGCGACGCTCTTAAAGCAGGTTATTCACACGGCTGGATTTGCCCTTTTCGGTACCTACGAGCAAGTCGCCAACGATTCTATCGGCATCACTGACGCCACCGAAGCCACGTGGGAATATGAAACCCATAACCCCCTTGCCCAGCTTATTTTGAGCGGAAACGGCTACACCGGCATCATGCTTGGGGATGATACCCTCGCCGGAAATACCTACTTTGCTGTGCTGCTGGGGGATGTCCTCCTTTACAGCATCTCGACTGACCTTGATGACATGTCGATTTCAAACAGCGCCACCTATTATTCTGTGATGCTAGATACCATCACAATCGATAATCACACGGGTTGGTCAGCGGCCCCAACCTTTGACACCATTGGAATAACCGCCACCGGAACAGTTACCTAAGTAATTTCGAAAGCAGAGGAAAATTATGGCGATTCAACTTTCAGCAAATACTCGTAATGCTCGGCTCGATGCCATCGAAACAAACGCTGGCACGACTCCAATCTTGTCGATTTGGTCGGGGTCTATTCCGGCTAACTGTGCGGCGGCAAACACCGGTACCAAGCTGGTGTCTATGACCCTGCCCTCGGATTGGATGTCCGCTGCTTCTGCCGGCTCCAAAGCCAAGCTCGGCACATGGGAAGACGCCTCAGCCGATGCCAGCGGAACGGCTATCCACTTCCGCATCCATAACTCGGGGGGAACCGAGTGCATCATGCAAGGCACCGTGGGCGTGGGCACCGGCGACCTTCGTCTTGACAGTACGACCATCACGGCTACCCAGGATGTTGTGATCACTGCTTTTACCCTCACCGATGGGAACGGATAAATACACTTCTTAACTTTGAAAAGGTGAAAAATGGCTGAGTTTAAGTTTCGACACCATAATCGTCTGAAGTTCCCGACCAAGAAAATCTGGATTTTAGAAGACGACCTGGATGCCCAGGCCAATTTTGTCGCATGGGCCAGGGCTCGATTCGAGCCGCAGGGACAGGTGCAATTTGATTTCATGGCCTCGGGAATCGCCGCCGCCGCTGCTCTTTTGCACCTCACTCCGGATGTTCTAATCCTTGACCACGACCTTCCTTATGGAAATGGCTCGGATCTTCTGGGGTGGATGAAAGAAAACGGAAAAACCAATATTCCGATTATCACGGCCTCGGGTTGGGCGCCAAACCTTGACCACATGATGCGCCTATCTCAAGAGTATGGTATTGAAATGCATCGCTTCATGAAGTATGAAGTGTATCACGGAAAAGCTGATGCACTCATCTTGGAGATTTTGCAACGTGGCAACGAAGAGTCTCGAATTAATCATGGTGTCGAGCAACACTACAAAGCCTAAGTCGGTTCCTAAAGACAGGGCTCAAGCTTTTCGTCGGTATTTCGTAATCAAAAACAAACTCCAGCCCAACTCGTATCTAAGGCAGGATTGCTATACAGCCATGAAGGACCATGAAAAGTGGGGGCCGATTGAATTGGCCGAGAGATTTTTGGCTGATCACAATGCTGTGAGATTTGCCGAGCGCATGGTTAAGGAGAACTTTGTGGTGCTTGAAGCCGAGCTTCCCACAACCCAAGACCCTGGGGCGTTTTGCCGGTTAACCCCTAAGTAAAAGGGAGTTTTTCCAAGTAAGGGATAGGAATGAGCGACTTCATCTTTACGCAGGCCGGACGCTTTACTATCGGGCACGTCCTTGTCCAGGCCATCAACCAAGAATTTCCTAACCCCGACACCTTCTACTTCTTCGTGAGCAACCATGATGTTGCCGATCCGGATGACCTTTATGATAACATCCGAATCACGAATATTTCTGCTTATAGAAATATGATTTTTGGCAAAAGGATTCAGCCCGAAGATGCTATGTCCGTCACTAGAAATGTTCCGTGGGAGTCGGGCAAAGTCTTTACTATGTACGACGACACTAACGCCAATCTCCTTTCTCAGGACTTCTACTGTGTCGTCAACGCCGGTTCTTTCTCCCATGTCTATAAGTGCCTTGACAACAACGGAAACACTGAGAGCACATCCCAGCCCGATTTTACGGCCATTGAAGGGGCCAATACCATCCTCTACCAGACAGCGGATGGGTATCGCTGGAAATACCTGTACACCGTTGACGAAACCCAGGTAAACAACTTCGCCACTGCTGCCTATTTTCCTGTCACCTCCAATGCCGATGTCGTGGCTCTTTCGACCAATGGCGCCCTTGATATCATCAAGGTAGAGGGAGACGGTGGGCGAGGTTATGACAACTACATCGCCGGAACTTTTGGGCTATCGGACGTGCAAGTCGGGGGCAATAACATGCTCTTCTCGATTTCCGCAGCCGGCAATACCGTAAGCCCGCACGATGGCTTTTACACCGGCTGCGTACTTTATATCTATTCCGGATCGGGAATCGGTCAGTATCGAGATATCGTCGATTATATCGTCAACTCGACTGGAAACTATATTGTCACGAATTCGGTCTTCCTTGAGCCGCAAAACTCATCGGGATATCAGATTTATCCAAAGGTGACGGTCCAAGGAGACGGGCAACAGACCACGAATGCCGTCGCCCGAGCCCTGGTGAATGCCTTGGCTTCGAATGGCATTTACCGAGTCGAAATGCTCAATCGAGGCGAAGAGTATTTCTGGATTACGGCAAACGTCGTGGCGAATGACGTGGTTGGCGTCATCGAAGAAGCCACCCTCCGGCCCATCTATAGCCCTCCCGGTGGTCATGGTCGAGATCCGAGCTTTGAGCTTCCTTTCGTGGGCGTGGCTCTCAATATCAAGCTGGCCAACTCGGAAGCAAACACCATCCTGGCCACCGGTCAGTACAAAAGCTTCGGAATCGTCAAAAACCCAGCTTTCTCAAATGTCAAAATCGAGCAAGCCGATACGGCCGGGGTTTTTGTGGTCGGGGAGCCCGTCGTCCAGCTGTATCCGATTAGCGTTGGCTATGCCAGCTTGAACTCGACTGGATACCTGACCTTTAGCTCTTCGGATATTCGCACGACTTGGCCCGGATTCCCCGTCCTCCTACAGGATGCCAACTCCGGAGCCACCTACTTCACAAGCGTGATTGATCAAGTCAATTCCACGGTTTTGGTCGTGAATAACTTCTTTCTGAGTGGAATTCTTGATACAGCGAATCTTGAAGTTCTGATGAGCTTCAACTTCAGCAATTCGGTCGGGGTCACAATTATAAACTCCGATGGTTCTCACATTTGGGTGGCCAATGTGGTGCAGCCTCTTGCAATCGGGGACACCTTGATTGGCTTGGCTTCAGGGGCCACGGCCACGATTAATGCTATTTCTCTAAACAACGTCGAAAAAGACTTTGACACCTTTGTTGAACTCTGGACATTTGAAACTTCTGGGGTGGTGGGAACTTTCTCCCAAAATGAACTTGTTTTGAATACCGGAGAAACCCGACAAGGCTCCCTTTATGCTGCTGTGGTAAATGCCGACACCAAGACGTACCTCTATACCACAAATCAGGTAGGAATTTTCTTTGGCTCGGCGGTCGATGACGTTTTCGGCCAAAACTCGGGGGCCACCGCCACAATCCAGGAAGTTTTCCCGCCTGAAATAGCCTACGGCTCGGGAGAAGTCATCTATATGAGGAACATCGGATCGACGATTACAAGGACAGATGAACAGACGGAAGCATTCAAAGTCATCTTGACCTAATAAGTAATATCGACTCTTTCCATTCTCAGGACAAAAAATGCCTATTGAAACGCCGCTGAATGTTTCTCCATATTTCGATGACCACGATCCTACCAAGAACTATCACAAGGTTCTATTCAAGCCGGGTGTCTCTGTCCAGGTCCGAGAACTTAATGAATTTCAGACTATTTTTCAGGAACAAATCGAGCGCCTTGGTAATAACCTTTTCGTAAAAGGCACGATTATCGATGGCTGCAACTTCGTCTTTTATGAGTCTTATCCTTATGTAAAGCTAAAAGACGTTGATGTTGCGGGCAATCCCCTAATCCCAAGCCAGTATGTCGGATATGTCCTTGAGAACGAATCCTCAGGGACAAGGGCTTATATCCGGGACTATGCCGATGGCTTCGAATCGGCCGACCCCGACCTTAAGACCCTTTACATCCGGTACATGAATTCCGGGGATGACTCAAACACCTTCTCTTTCACGGCCGGCGATATCCTGAAAATCTCGGATATCGAGCTTGGGGTCTGGGGGGCCACAATCAATAACGGGGGAGTGGCCTTCTCTAACTCCGATAGCCTGATTGTAACCTCATCCCTGGTAGTCAACGTCTCGACCGGCGCTTTCATCAATGGCGAGTATATCACCAACAACTTCCTAGCAAACGTCCAAATCGTCGGTATTGATACCGTCACCCTGGCCGAAACCAGTCAGGTCATTCTAAGCATTTCTCCTCGAAATATTGACCTTGCGAATTCTTTGGCCACTCAAGAGGCTTGGACGATTAGCAATGGCGACGCCATCGTCGATACCTCAAATACCGTAGCTGCCACTGTGGAGGGAATTGTTGGTTCGGGACTTCAGGGCAGTGTTATCACAAACGGCGTGGGCAAGCTGACCTCGATTGTGCTCATCAGCACCGGAAATGGATATTTCGTTCCCCCAACCCTGAGAGTGCAATCCGCCAACAACGTCTCAGGCATCGCCGCCCTAGACGTGACTGCCAAGAATTACCTTGACCAAGTGACCGTGGCCGACGTGGCAAATGCCGTTGGTAATGGCTATGCCTTTGGCGTATCGGAAGGCGTCATCTACCAGAAGGGCCATTTTGTCCGGGTGCCGCCCCAGACGACAGTTATCGAGAAGTACAATCAAGCCCCGAACGCTGTAGCGGTTGGTTTCATCACGGAAGAATCAATCGTCGATTCGACTATCGACCCGGACCTTCTGGACAATTCTTTCACTACTCGGAATGTCAATGCACCGGGAGCAGACCGTCTCCAGCTTACTCCTACCCTAATCACCCTGCCAAAGACCGACTCGGATGGTAATTCGTCCTTCTTCTCGATTGTCGAGTGGAGCGAGGGCAACCCCTACAAGCAAAAACAGTTTACTCAGTATGCCAAGATTGGCGATGCTATTGCCAAGGGCATTTTTGACACGGCCGGCAACTTCGTCAAGGACAGCTTCCTCCTGACCAGCCGTAGCCCGCTTGACGACGATTTCTCGGCAGAATTCTCAAGCCTTGTGGTTGACCCCGGCATTGCTTATGTCGAGGGATACGATATTGAGACGCACCGAAACTTCGTACTCGATGTGCGCAATGGCACCGATTCTATTTCGGCTAACGACCAGACAGTATCGCTGTCTTATGGAAATTATCTCCAGGTTAACAATATCGCCGGTGTTTTCCAGTTTAATACGGGGGATACGGTAGACCTTTACGACACCCAGAAAAATTACTATTCGAATGCCGATGAGGTAGCAGTCGGAAACACTCTGCCGGCTGGCGCCAAGATTGGTACAGCCCACATCCGCAGTCTTGTGCGAGATGCTTTTATTCCAAGCACCTACAGACTGTATCTTTTCAATGTCCAGATGAATCAGGGACGCAACTTCACGGCGGCCAAAAGCGTTTATTACAATGGCTCCCTGAATAAGGGTATTGCCGATGTCGTGCAGACGATAACAGTATCTTCGGGAGCAAATGTCACCCAGCTCCAGCAACCTCTAACGGGTGGGCTTATCTTCTATTCGGGTGCTCGCTCTCTAAAGAACTCGACAAATAATACCTATAACTACCGCACTATTGACCAAAGCCGCACGACGGCAAATACTGGGCTTCTTACCAAAGATATCTCAGCAAACCCGGATGAGTTTTATCCATCCTCGGGCGTCCTAAGCGCCGTCCAGCTTCAAGATATCATGGTCATCCCTCAGCTACAGATGACCCAGAATTCGGCGCTGACGGGCACCGTGGCGATGAACAACACCATCGCCAACGTCGTAGGAGCGGCCACGACCTTCCTGTCTGACTTGGCTGTGGGAGATTATGTCTATCTTTTCTCGAATTCCGACCACTTTGATACTCGGAAGGTGACAAGCATCGTTAATAATACTTTCTTGACGATTGATAAGCATCCAACCTCGCAAGGCACGAACGCCGTTGCTACAATTTTCCGCACCTTCCCCAAGAATGTGCCAGTGCCTTTTGGAATTCGCAGTGGTCTAAGCGGAAATGTGGATGGCACCGGCCAAATCCTAACCCTTGACTATGGAATGCGGTTTGGATTCTCAGGTACGTCTAACACTACGGTGGCCACGACTATCCAGCGCCGGGGCGTGGACCAACTCACCAAGACTGCCAATCGCAGCAAGTTTATCAAAATCAATCCGGGGACAAACCCAGGGGGCGTGAATGGCCCTTGGGTTCTTGGGGTGCCCGACGCTTTCCGTCTGCGGCATGTTTACCTGTCGGCCAACTCCACAATCAATGTCGATTGCCGAGATGTCCTTTCAAGTTTTTACATCGATAATAACCAGCTTCAGGACTATCTTGACCTGTCATGGCTATACTTGAAGCCAAAGGCGGCGGTAGAACTAAAAACAACCGACTACCTACTTGTCGAGTTTGACTACTTTACAACTCCGGCCGGAGGTGGTTTTTGTGACGCCATCTCTTACGTCTCAGCCAACTCCAATACTCGTTTCCAGACAGATAGTCTGCCTCTAGCAAATCTGAATACCGAAATTTCATCTTGGGAAGTACCTCTGATGAAGATGCCGGGGGGAACTACTGTAGACCTCCTATCGGCCTATGACTTCCGGCCTCAGATTGCCAATACCGTGCAGCCAGACAGCGACCCCGCTTCGGCTCCTCTAAATCCAGCAAATACGCAGTCTTTTGGAAACACGGCCGACCCAACCTCTGAAAAGAAGTTTCCATATCCGGATAGCAACTTCACAGCTGATGTTGAGAAGTGGATTGGACGAGTCGATTCCATTTTTGTCAATACCCAGGGTCTAATCTTTGCTCAGCAAGGGCCGGTAGTTATTCCGAATAAACAAAGTCTTTCGGTACTGCCAACTCCTCCTGGCAATATGAAGATTTCCGATGTCTTGATTCCTGGATATCCAACTTTGCCGGCTGTCCGCAATCAGCGACTTCTCGACGTTATGAACACCGGGGTGGCCAATAAAGGATGGCTAAAACTTCGTATTCGAGGCCGCACCATTTCGCAACCTAAGGCATCAGGAACCGACACGGTTAACCAGCCTCGGGTTTACACCATGGAAGATATCGCCAAAATCGACCTTCGTTTGAAGAATGTCGAGTACTATGTGGCAATGAATACTCTGGAGTCGGATCTTGCTAAGAGAAATATCCCTTCAAGCATTGACCCGACGATGGACCGTTTCAAGTATGGATTCTTTGTGGACGATTTCCATGACTATCTAAATCTGGACACAACCAACCCCGGATTCTCGACCATCGTGGAAGACGATGACCTTGTGCCGGAGAAGATGCAGTGGGCCATTCCATTCCAGGTTGTTCAAGGCCCCGGTAAGTTTGTGGATTTCCCTCTATCCAATCAGGATAATGCCACTCTACCGCCGAATCCCCCAGTCTGTATTCCTCCAGCGAATGTTGTGACAAATTACTTCTTGCTACAACAAACCCAGGCCCTTGATTTTACAATTCAAAAAACAGCGGCAAATAGTTCGGCGTCGGCCACTCTTTATCTATCGATTATTAAAGGAACTCTTGGACGTACCTTTGAAGGTAATCCTACTACCCCGGTTATGATTCGACAGTACAAAAATCCAAGTGATGCTCGTATCGACAGTACCGGCGATCTCTTTGGTGGCGTTTTTATTGCGAATGATTCGAGTCACCAAGCTCTTACCTCTAACGATAAAACATTCTTGCTATCAAATAGCGTGCAGAATTGGTTTGCTTCTATCCCCACAACTACTTTGAATAGACCATACAATAATAGCTCCGATAACATTACCGGTTCCTTTAAGCTTGTATGGAATTATAACCCAAATAATGGACGGCACGTCGTGGTGAAAATTAGCTCTAATTCGGTAAATGGTGCTGGAGTTTTGTGGAAAGCTGTTCTCGCCCTTCCTATCGACAATACTCAGGTGGGATGCCTTGTGGATACTCCAAATTCTCAGGCAGTTATACCACCGCCGCAGATCATCCGTATCACAGGATGCATGAACAGCTGGCAATCGGCAGCCATGGACCTAGATGACCTTGCTGGCAATGAACTTTCAATCTTTGATACTCTTACCGATTATGAAGGGCAAGGGTCGGGCGGACTGGAGACATTCTTTGTTATTCAATCTGGTGGGGTGCCATCAGGCCCTCGTAGGAGATAAAAATGCCTATTGCTGCTACGTCCAACCTATCTTTTGTGCAAGCTCCGGACACCTATCAAACGCAGATGAGGGAAGTGAGAATTCATGCGGTTGGGTTGATGGCAAATACCACTTATCAAATTTCTATTCAAGACACTGACTACGGTTTTGCTACTAGACAAATTGGAAAGAGACTAGGAGATTCCTTAGTCTCTAATTCTTCGGGACAAATTGATTTCTTTATCTACACCGAAGTTCCTTTTAATTCTCAGTACGGACCAGTGGATGGAGTATCTCCGGCGCCGGCTCGGGGCGGCGTTCTCCAGACACAAAACTCTCCGAATAACTATAGGCAGACGACCAATCTTCTGACCTTGAGTGCCCCCGGAAGTACTCTCCAATTTGAAATTCCAGCTACATATTATTTCGTGCCCACAAAGCCGAATCAAATTAATGAAGGAACTTAATCTTTGAGTACCTATAATGGCGCACAATCTTTTTGGGTAGATCCAAATCTAGTCCAAGGCGCATCGCAAATTTATGTCACGGCGCTCCGGCTTTATTTCCAGACAAAGCCGCCCCCGGTTGTAAATCGGACGGGGCTATCTAACCCTGGTGTCTCTATCTTTGTTGTCGAATGCGATGCCAATGGCGTGCCAAAGGTTTCCCCAACCTTCACCTACAAGTTGGCGTACGCTGCTTATTCAGATATTGATATTTCGTCAGACTCTTCCCAGTACACAGAATTCCGTTGGGACACCCCCATTCCCATTACAACTGGAAAGTATTGGGCTTTTGTGATGATTTTCGACCAAGGGGCTCCTTTTTCTCTCTATCGTAACAAGATGGGGGAGAATCTTATTGGTACCACAACCCAAACGCCCGGCGCCTCAGGCACCAACTCCGGCAAGTTTTACGATTATGTGGGGGCGTCCAGCGTCCCGAGTGCTAACCCATCGGCGGACTGGCGAGCCGCAAGCGACACTGACCTTAAGTATAAGCTCTTTGGTGCCCGCTTCTATGTTGGGGGCACGTCGGTGTCCGAAGCCAACACCGGTCTCCAGGTTTACACTTATACCGCCTCGGGCAATGGGGTGGACTATGCTAACGGCAACTATCTCATCCCGCCTCTAGAGATGGAATGCTTCACCTTTGATCAAAGCTTGTCCTTGAAAGAGGCTTTTGTTGGGCCGCAGCTCGCCTACCAGAACACCTTTGCATGGCCGGGTGGTTATTCAGCCGGCCAGTTGACGCAAAACGTCGTGTGTCAGCAAGGCAACGCCCAAATTGCGGCTAATCCCACGTCAGTCACCGGGGGAGCTTTCAAGTGGAGCGACGTTTTCAATAACTATGCTGGGGCCAAGTACCTTGTCATCCAAAGCAACTCGGATACGAACATCCGCTTAGTCCAAGAAATTCTGAGCAATACTGTTTTGCTTCTTGACGAGCCAATGACATTCTCGAATGCTCAGGCAAACTTCCTGCTTACTCCAGTGGGTAAGTGCGACCAGTTTAATAAGGCAAGTCCTTTTGGACTATCGGACAGCTTCTTGATTCTATCGGGGTCTTCGGCTAATTCGACTCTGCGCTTCGTGAATAATGTTATCGAGTCCATCTCGATTGTGGCCGGGGGAACTAGCTACAATAATGCCGATAAGCTTTATTTCACTGGCTATGAGAATGTGGCCGGCAAGGTGACGGGGGGATACAAAGGCGTTGCCAATCTCCAGACGAACTCGTCGGGGGGCATCTCTGCCATCTACCTGTCCAACGCCGGGGCGGGATTCATCAACTCTTCGTGCGTCATCTTCGTGGTGGCGAATTCCAGCTCTTCATGCACGGCCGCCAACACCGCAAACGGCTCGGGCCTCGACCTTGATTTCACGATTGGGGGCACCCTTCGTCTTGACCAGCGTCCTCTAAACCGATTCCGCAACATCAATGTCGTGAATATCCCGATTTCTTCGATGCTGCCATTCTTCGAACTCGATACCCAGGCAGGCACAAACTACACCCTAAAGCTTGACACTCGCTATGAGATGGTAGCGGACGGGTCGGTTTCTTCGGGATTTGTTACATACTTGAATCCTACCGGGGACAACGGTTTCTTTGAACTAACAATGTTCAATAATTCCTTGCTCACCGCAAGCAACCTCATCCCAGCCTTTGTCAGCCGCTCAAATGAATTCAACACCCTGTACCAAAACGGGGCGCCAAATGACAAGGTGGATGTCGGATTTTCTTCGCAAGTCCAGCTTTACATCAACTCGACTTCGAATAATGACTTTGCCCACATCTTCATCAATACTCAGCCGGTAATCCTATTTTCCAAGTACATCATCAATGAAGATTATGATGGGGAAAATACCGACCAAGGAAATGCCTACGCCAAAGGTATGACTTCTGTTATCAGTTTAGCTAACGTGGCGGAGGATGTTGTGGCTTATGGCACCGTCTATATGCCAAAGGACACCGATATCCAGGTATTTGCTCGCATCCACAACTCGGCAGACCCTGAGGCCATCGACGACAAGGAATGGACTCGCCTTCAGCTGACAGACGGTATCGACCTATTGTCGTCCTCGGTAGACACCATGAACTATATCCAGCTCCGGTGGGGATTCCAGCCTTATCCAAACGTGGAACTGACTTTTGCGGGCACAGCTACCGCCTCAAACGGCTCGGCTGTCTTGACCGGCAATGGCACAAGCTGGAGCACAAACACCACGGCTAACCTTGTGGTGGGAGACATGATTCGGGTCTATCCAACCCTCTTCCCGAACGTCTCGATTATCGCTTTGGTTAACGCCGTGACAAGTGATGCCTCTATCGAGCTTAATAATCTCATCTTTGGAAATAGCGTCTTCTTCCAAGGAAATGACTTCCTCGGAACCCCGTTGACCATCGATAAGATTGCCTACCCTCACCAAGCCTTCAACAACTATGTTAACTATAACAAGGTAAGGTACTACAACGGGGCTTTCCAAGAGTTTGATGGATATGATACTCTCCAGATGAAAGTGGTTCTTCTCTCCGAAGTGCCGAACAAGATTCCTCGGATGGATGACCTTGAGGTAGTGGCATCTAGCCCATGACGGCAAAGCTACACGGATGGGCCAAGAATCCAAGGAATCGTCTGGTTACGAACATTGACGAGCAATCTTATCGTCTTTATCAAACCCAACTTGAGAACTTCAAAAAGAGAAAAGGTCTTGAAACCCGAATCTCTCAACTTGAATCTCTAGTGCACAAACTTCTAGACGACAAGTAAATACCCCTAAAAGAGGAGACACCGGGGTGCTTTACCGTCGAATCGTGGAAGCTATCTTGCCGTATTCCAAGCGGCATCCCGAGACTCAGACCGACGCCAAACTCATTTGGACGGGTCTCAAACACCATTTGTCCAAGCCCGAACACTTCCATGACATGGTGGCAACTGCTAGAGGGCACCATCACGCCGTTGAAGTCCAAAAGCTTCCCATCTCCCAAAAACTGAAACACAAGTATGGGGGAAAGCTGGACAGCATCCACTTCTCTCACTCCCCAACAGAGCAAGCCTCGGTAAATCTTGGTAAGTCAAAAGGCGGCACAAACTTTGCCGAGCTTCACATGCATCATGTGCACGGCCTCGGTATCCACCCGGAAGAAACTAAGAATCCAAAGAAAGTTAGCCACCATAAATTCATGTCTTCTTTGCGAGGAAACTTTGACACCTTCATGCACGAATTTACTCACGTGCATGACCATGTTATTAAAGGTCGCAATGTAACCAAGGGATCTCCCGAAGCGTCCGACCATTCTCCCGAAGCCAATCACAAGTATTATAATTCGTGGGGAGAGGTTCATGCCCGAAAGAATCAGCTTGCATACAAAATGGATAAGGTGCTAGGCAGTAACCCGTCTATCAAGCACCTGCTCAAGGGCAAGCCTCTCACCGGAGACCACATGGCCGCTGTGGGGGAGAAGGCCAAGCACAATAGCTTTTCATTCAGCAACAAGGCTTCATGGGCGCACGGAAGCGATAAAACTCGCCGGACCTACGCCAAAATCTTTCGCCAAGTAGCAGCGAAGCATGGACTAAAAGTAAAACATGAGTAATGTATGGAAGATTCTGGCTTACCGAATGACCACGGTCTATGATGACCAGGGAGATTTCCTTGGGGATAGCATTGCTGAAATAATGTGGTTTGATTCTATGGAAGATTTCACGGAATTCTGCCAACAACCATCAAGAAAATATCAACATTGGTCCATTGTAGAAACGTGGAAGCACGCTGAATGAAACTTGTGGTTTTTGGTTCTCGGCGGATAGCAAAATATGCTGGCCAGCCTCGGGAAGAACAGCGTCTTTTTAAGAAAGACGACGTGCAAGAAATTGTGCAGAGATTGGCAGAATTCCGTAAGAATCTGCGTTCGGAAGATAAGGATATTGAGGAGTTGGTGTGTGGTCTGGCCAAAGAAGGGGCCGACCTACTCGGCTATTGTTGGGCCGAATGGGAAGGAATTCCTATCAAGGAATTTCCCGCCGATTGGAAGAAGTATGGCAAAGCAGCGGGGCATATCCGCAACAAGCAGATGGCGGCCTATGCCGATTTTGGAATTGGGGTTTGGGATGGCTTCTCTTCTGGCACTCGCAACATGATCAAGGAGCTTGAGGCTCATGACAAAAGTTATATCATCTGGCCAGTCGGCTTGGGAAACCAAAGAAGAACTGAGGGAGTGGATTAAGGCCAACAAACCCTCACAACTTTTGTATCGGGGAAAAAATGAAACCAACCATGAAAGATTTGGTTGGATTTTGGCAGATATGGCCGTGGAACTTGAGGGTAAATTTATTCCCGGCCCATGGAAGTCCGGTCGGGACGATCCGACCAGCGGCTTCCATGAGCTATATTTTAATTGGTAGCCATTAAAACCTTATCAGCATCAAAATCTGACGCAAGATTTATACCTTTTGCTTGATTGTTTTTTGGCTTCTCTAATCTAAGATAAAACTCGTTACGACATTCATTTAATACATTTGATTGAATGAGATAAAGACTCCCATTTTCCAAGTCATACAAAGAAAAATAATCAAAGTCCTTTGCATCATAATAATGGACATAGTTCGGCCCGGATTTTTTCAGAGGCAACGAAAGAACACCATTTTTTGGTGTGGCAGATTTACATTGAAAACGCAAAACTTTGCCATCTTTTTCAGCAATAACGTCTATTTTTGATATGTCACCTTGCTCAGTAAACACAGAATATTGATGCTTTGCTAAAAACAAAGCCATCGCTAACTGACCGATGTTGCCTTTTCTTTTGGTGTGCATAAGCCTATTTATGCAACACCGTCAGTTGACTAATCTGGTAGTTGGTAGACTCGGTGGGATTCGAACCCACGACCCTCGCATTAAAAGTGCGATGCTCTAAACCACTGAGCTACGAGTCCATCCTTACTCAATAACCGAACTTCTTGAGGCTCTTGAGATGCTGATAAGTCTTAACCGCCTCAACAAACGGCGCATAGTCCGACGATAAGGCCATGTCAAGGCAGGTCTCGGGGATGGTCACGTGACTCCACTCGCCTTGCCCCGGAATTGGATTTTGGTAAGCCATCCCGTCCTCTGGGGAGACTTCGACGATGTAAATCCGGATAACCCCGTCCATTGATAAGCCGCATACCCTTCCAAGGTACTTGGCTTCGTGGTTGTCCCCGCCAAGCCGAGTAATCCAAACATAGTCGCCCTGCTTAAACGGCATCCTCGCCTCCGAGAAGCTTGATGAACTCTATTCCTTGGCAGTAGCCCTTATACCATTCCGCACCAGCCATGCAATGGGGTCCATAGGGATTATACGAGCCGCCCATGACAGCCGTGGTGAACCCCATGCAGTAGTACCGGCCATGATTGTCGGCCTCGACAATGCTGATTTCAATCCGCAGCATCTCCTCGCTGGTATTCTGTACTCGAATACCTTTGACCTTTTTCCACTGTCCCGGCGCCAGCAATAGCTCTGTCATTTTCGGATTACTTCCCGTAAGGTTTCGTGAACTCACAGCCCCCCATAGGAGTGGGCTGTCCCTCGGTATCACATAGTCTTTGCTGTTCCTTGGAAGTTGCCTTCTTACACCAATCGTAATCCCCGACTGACTGGCGGCATTTTTCCATTCGTCCCTCCCATTCTGTGGCGGCATCGACTTGCTCTTTGTTGTACTCTTCAATTTTCTTTTGTGTGTAAGGCCCATCCATATGGTATGCCTTCACACATTTCACCCACGATGGAGAACCGTCTCGCAAATGAGAACACTCGTCGCCGGCATAAGCAGCTGTGCTTGCCAGGATAAGGGGAAGAATTAGAAGTTTCATTTGCATGGCTGACTCCTACTTTACCGGGATGCACACACCAATGAAAGCTGTGTGGTCGCCAAATCGGATGTGCACGGTATCAGGCTGGCGGCGGGTATCCATGCCGTCTAGGGGCATGACAAAGTGGATGGACGACCCGTCGTCGGACTCGGCATCGATAGTCATGTCGGTCTCGCCAATCCTACCGTGGATATTCGACACCTTGAAGTCAATTTTCGAATCCCCAACCTCGACTTGGATGGTTGCTAGGTTCCAGCGCATATCCATGGCACCGCCCACGACTTTGCCGCCTTGGCCGGAGACAATGCCCGAACACATGTTCTTGTGCAAGGGTTGAGGGGGGGCGTTGGCAAACGCCGGGCCAGCGATAGCCAGCACGGCGCCGGCAAGCAGGATCTTTTTCATCATGGGTACATTCTTCCTAGGGTTTTGTGCCAATACACCCATACTCCGGGAAATTGGCGGTTCCAAGCATTCAGCTTCATAAGCAAGTCTTGCGCCGTGCCTTCGAACTTCCGAGTGCCCTGAGTCCCTGATGGAACGTGTAGGTACTCGTATTCCAGGACGGTGTAGTTAAGGGAAAGCTGTTTCATGGCCGGTGCCATTGTCCGTCTCGCCACACATATCCCCACTCAGCCATGACGGTCTCTTGGGGATCTTTGCACTTACAAGATCCGTCTTCCTTGTAGTGCTCGGCGGCAAAGATGAAGTGGGGGCAAAGTTTGGGGTGGATAGTAGTCACCGAAGTGGCCACTAATTTACCATTCCACATCTCCATCTTGGTTATTTTCATGACAACCTCCCCCGGTCATCAAAGTCTTGCTCTGGTCCCCACGCAATCTCTTCTCGGAGATTGACAAGATAGCCTTTCATCAGCTCAAGACGAGCGATTTCAAGAGCTTCTTTGATGGGGCGTAGGAAACGGGCGACGTGATCCATGCTGTTCTCGCCGCCCCAGATGTCCACGATAATCATGGCGTCTCAACCTCGACGATGCCGGCCAGATGCTGGTCTCTAATCCACTTGCCAGTGTTGGGGCCTTCGACGATTTGCACGTCGATCTTTGAAGCATCCGCCTTCGGCCTTGAAGAGATTGCTATTCTGGATGCGCCGCACAATCCCAACTCCACCGGGTTTGTAGGTAAGAACCTTGTCGCCGGCCTCTAAGTCTTTGACGGTCTTACGGTTCATTTTTGTGTTCTCCTCTTTGACAAAGAACTTATGTCGTTCTCAAGAACTTGTCAAGGGCCGGCAATAAGTATTTTTTCGTCGGGAATCTTTGCTCGTTGACGGCCTCGGCTCTCCTCAGTACTCTTTCCCGTTAAGCAATTACAGGAACAAAAGGAGGTAGGGGTGAGGATATTGCTAGCAGCCCTCGTAGTATGCTTAATCACAACACCAGCTCTTGCAACGAACAAACACCGCCACCCCCAGGCACCACATCACAAGCTTCCCCATCCCTGTCACGTGAAGGTCTGCACCATCACGGACTATGCCGCCGCCATCCGCAAGATTGAGTCCTCGAATCGCTATGGTATCCGTACCAACGCCGGCAAGGGGCGTTTTGCTCTCGGGGCCTACCAGATTATGGATTTTAACCTAAAGAGATGGTCTATCGAGGCCCTTGGCCGGGAAGTCTCTCAGGAAGAATTCCTTAAGAATCCTTACATCCAAGACGAGATTTTTGAGTACAAGTTTCAGCAATACATAAAAAAATACGGCAGTCCGGAGACTGCCGCTCGGATATGGCTGGCGGGAGAAGGTGGTTATAAGTCCAACCACGCTGACATTTTTGGGACAACCCCCAGCAAGTATGCCCTTCGCTTCATGCACGCCTTGCGAGGCATCCTAGGGGTTTTTGGAGTCTAAAGGATCTCCAGCACCGTCTCGACCAAACCCCAGGCAGTGCCCCGCACTGCTTTGGGGCAAAGCATATAACCTAGTTCCGCCGACGCTGCATACTGGGCAACCTTGTCCATCGCTCGGATAAGAGGTTCGATGTTCGGATCTTTGGCCACAAGAGTCCTCATTAACATGTGACGGCGCTGAGACATTCTCATTACGTCGTCGGGCGACTTGTTTCCCGCCATCACACACTTTTGCTCTTCATCAAAGAGCTTAAAACAGCAATCGAGGGACACCTTCAGCAATTCTTGCTGATTATGGTCGTAAGTTGGCTTGTTGGCCTCTTTTACTGCGTCTTCTACAAACTTGCGCATGGCCGGCACAGTAGAAGTCAAAAAGTCTTTTAGGCTCGACGGGCGAGCATAGTCCGCATCTTCCTTGCTAGGCTTGACCATTTCCTTGATTCCCTATCCCCAGGGGGCCGCACACCGGGCGAACATAGCACCTATGCCAGCCGATGGCATCCCCGCTAAGGGGGATACTTTATGGTTAAGAGTTGATGATTTCCAGGATGACTATCCCATGCCGACTGACCCTCTTGGGGCCATAGAACCAACGGCCATCCCTGGTTTCAAGCAAAACGAACTCCACGAAGGACTCGTTTTGATAGCGGTCGATCCTTATGCGAGCGGCCGGCAAGAACTTGATGTCCTTGGCTGAAGCAACATAGTGCTCCACGGTTTCTTTCTTGAAGCTCGCAAACTTGTAGGTCTTGGCTGTCATTGTTGTGTCTCCTCAGCTTTATAACTATGTGGCATCAATAAAGTTTGCTGTCAACGGCAAAAAAAAGAGCCGGGCAAGCCGGCTCTCTAGAATTCCCTTCGGTTGGTTAAGATTTGCGCTAGTCCCCGTTGGACGTGCTGTTATCCCGATGCTCTCGCCGCAGCTCATTCATGCATGCCTGAACCTTCTCATAGGTGTGGATCTTCACGATTTCGTGAAAGATCTTCATCAGTTCGGGGTCGGCCTCTTTCTTGTTCACCTTACGGTAAACGGCGTTGCGTACTTGCCGAAAATCATGGGATTCCTTGGATAGGGACTCGACGATGGCGACCAGCTGGGCGCCCACGTCCACCACCTCTTTAACCGTGTCCTTTGCCATAGGTAGCTTTCCTCTTTTCTAGGCTCATGACAGCGCCCCGCAGGCGCCATTGCCTTAGGGAAATGCGGGGCTCCCTAGACAGGTTCCCACTTTTTTTGTTGCTTCGTAGGCTGAATAGTCGTCTCCATCTTTGTATAGTTAACAAAAAATCTCTTGCAAACAATAAAGTCCTCTCCTACTTTCGCAACATCTGCGAAACCGAAGAGAGGAAAGATGAAAAAGCTTCTTGTAACTCTTGCGGTTGTAGTGGCCTCGGGCGCCGCTGCACATGCTAAAGGAACACCGCCTAGCGACAACATGGATCGTTATGCGGCTGCTATTCGCAAAATTGAGTCAACGGGTCGTTATCATGTCACGGCCAACGCCGGAAATGGGCGGCGGGCTCTCGGAGCTTACCAGATCCTCGACAGCAACCTTCCCTCATGGTCTCAGGCCGCTCTGGGCCGGCAAGTCTCGGCATCCGAGTTTCTGAGCAATCCTGGATTGCAAGACCGAATCTTTCGACACCGCTTTGCCCAGTATGTCAGCAAGTACGGCGCCGATGGGGCGGCCAAGGCGTGGCTCGGCGGGGAAGGGGCGGCCAGGGGGCGGAGCAACAAAGCCGACCGATTCGGGTCAACCCCCGACTCTTATGCCCGGCGCTTCCGGACTTCTATGCGCTGAAGGGGCTTGATCTCTAGGCAGAAAAGAGGTAGAAGGGGGGATGAAACTAACCCCCCTTCTTCCTGAGAGGAGCAAGAAGATGCACAAGAAAGTTTTCCAGATTATCGAAAATGCTGCCAACTTGCTCACCGAAGAAAGTTGGGTCAAGGGCCGCATGGCTATTGACGAAAATGGCTTCAACGTTAGTACATTTTCGGAGAAAGCTTGCAAGTGGTGTGCCGAAGGCGCTATCTTAAAGTGCGCCTATCAGCTTGACACGGATGACGAAGGCGGCCGACACTTAAGAGGGGGGGCGATGGGAATTAAAGCCCTTGATCATGTCGAAAGACATTTAGAGAAAACCGGGAGCAAGTTATCCCTTTGGGCTTTCAATGATAGGGTTGCTCAGAGCCATATTGAAATCAAGAACTTGTTTTTGGACTCGATAAAAGAGGAAAATGTGTAATATGGACGTGCATGAGATAGCCGATGCAATTCGGGTATTGATCAATACCTCGCCTCGCTCGCCAACCAAGGACCAACTTGTTGGTTTGCTGAATGCTCGGCTTCTCATACAATTGTCGCCCGCATCTTCTCTTATCCACGATTGCTCGGATAGAGGGACAAAAGAGTTGTCATTCACGGGCCATGGGTCATGGAACTCAAATGTTATTTCCAAGACTTCTTCGGCACTTGGGAGTTGGGCACATGACGGATATCTCTGCAATTATTGTGGGGCTATCGTAACCCGACATGTGGCCTTAACCTCCTATATCGACTGGCTAAAAGAGCAGTACGGACTTCCGTCCCAGAAAAAGTGGGGGTCGCCCTGAAGCCAAATGCGGTATCCAAAGTAGCTCAGAAAGTGTGGAGTTTCCTGGACAGAACAGCCCCGAAAGGATATCCAGGAAAGAAAAAATGGACACATCATATTGCTGATTGGTGGTGGTGGTATAGGAGCGGCACATGAAGATAAGAACAAGCCAAATCATGCTGATTGGGTGCATCTCGTCGATTATTGCCAACGCCTTTGCCCCCAACCACAGCCTCGACACGGTAGCGTTGCTTCTCTTCATTGGATGGCTGTTAATGTCATGAGCCAATTCTGGAAAGATGTCTGGCACTACATCTGGACCGAGAAACGTTTCTCGATTATTGATGTGCTTATCTGGATTCCGCTTTTTCAATTCGCCTTTAGCTTAATCCTGGGATGGATGTCATCATGAAAGCTTTCCACAAAAAGAGATTGATGAAGCTTGTCGAACTTCTGCAAAGAATCGAGCCCGAAAAGTTCGATATCGACCAGTGGATGTCCACGGACTTCGACAGCTTATACAATGATAAATCCCCGTCTACTAAAAAGCCGGTGAAGGCTGAAGAGTGCGGCTCGGCCGGCTGTGGGATGGGATGGGCGACAACAATTCCCTCTTTCCGAAAAGCGGGTTTGTTACTATTTCGAAACGTGAGTACTTATGATAGGACCGTGATAAGTCGGGGGTGTCAGGTGGTCTTGACTGACCTAAAAACCAAGAAACCAATCGCTTCCGAATATGAGGCAGCGGCGCTTTTCTTTGGGCTTGACTTCGACCAAGCGATGGCGATCTTTCATCCAAACGGTTATCCCCGAGACAAGATTACAACCCCGATGATGGTCTCCCGGAAGATCCGCAAGCTCCTAGGAAATCCGGATCTTTGGAAAGACGGACAAAGGTGGTATCACCGAAGCCACCATCGGAGCCACATCTAGAAGTATTTTCTCATGTCAATAAAGAAAAAGTTGGACCATATTATATCCCAGCTTGAAAAAGAATCCCGAGACATGACAGAGGCCATTGACCTTCTGTCTCGGGCCATGCAGTACGTCGTCAACTCGAAACTCTCGCACTCTATCGAGATGTCGATGGAAATCCAAACCTTCCTAAAAAGGAGACGCCCTCATGATTCCTGAAAACGCCTATGCCTATCTTTTTGTTGGGGGAGGGGCCATTCTTGGCTTCATTCTCAACAAACTTAGGGGCTCCACTTGGCCCTTTAAGGGACTTGGGGGCTCCGGAGCCCTGCTTGCCGCCGCTGGCTTCTCGGGCGCAATCGCTCTTCTCACCCAAGATATCCTCTTGTCGGTACTTTTCGCCGCTGCCTACGTGGCCGGAGAATCTATCGGCTGGAATAAGTGGATTAACTGCATCCCCGGTACCATGACCCAAGAATTCTACAACCAAAATTGGGCAGTGGATGGGCCGACGACAAAAGATCGGGGCGAGTGGGGCGAATCCCTTATCGACCTTATCGTGGATGAACACAAGCATTACTGGCTATACTGTTTCCTTGGAATGACCCTGAGGGGCATTCTGTGGTGGACTCCCGTGGCCGGGGTTTTTGTGTGGTGGTTCTCGACCCTTGGCGGCAAGGACTTCAACTCGGAAATCCTTCTTATGGTAAGCGCCTACGCCGCCGTCATCGTGTTGGGCCTGGGCGTCCTATTCCCGCTCACCTACTGGCTTGCGTCCAAGGTAGCCCCCCAGTCTACCGACTATGTGGGATGGGCTGAAGGGCTCTATGGCGCCCTCTATGGGGCGGTTCTGAGCCTTGCGGTCCTGATGGTCATGGTGATTATCGCCCTGAGCCACCTATGATGATGAAGAAATGGTGGCTTTCTCTGTGGCGGCGGATTCGTCCAGGTCGCAATGACCATCTCTACTACCCAAATACCCACTTCTAAAGAAAAGGTCTGGCCTGTAGCTCAACGGTTAGAGCGGGCAACTTATAATTGTCAGAACCGGGTTCAACTCCCGGCAGGCTAAAAACCTCTAAATACCCCTAGCTTTCTGCCATCCAGAACTAGGGGTATTTTCTTTGGCTGTTTCCCTGTTGCCGGTGGATGTAGATGTCCAGACCTTCTTTAATTGGGTCACGGCAACAAACACCATCATCTCTACTATCAACACCGTCGTGGTCACTGCGAACTCGGCGGGCTCGACTACGACCGGAAATGCCATTATAAACGGCGTTTTTGCCGTAAACACCGGGGTCATCGGAGTACTTCAAGGCGGGACGCTCGGCGTCCCTGGCGTGATAAATCTTGGCTCGAATGTCGATTTTCTCGGCAACAAGCTCTCGGGCAACAACAGCTTCTTGATCAATGTCGGCTCAGTTGTAAGCTTAAACTCGACGGTAATCGTCGGAAATACAATCACCGCCGTTTCGGTCACGGGCAATCAGGTTTTCGCAAATACTGCCTCGGGAAATATTTCAAGCTTTGTGACCCACACCGGAAATTCGGTCACAACAAATACCGCCTCGGGAAATAACGCCAGCTTTGCAAACGTCGCCGCCACGGCTCTCCTAAACGTGGCCGGGGCTTTCTTCTCAGTAAATTCCAGCAAGCTACACTTTAATGGCTCGGACTTCACAAGTCTTGTGCCTTTCATCAATATCTCGAATAATGGCGTGGCCGTTGTCACCACGACAAATGTCAATTTTAAGAGTCCCGACAGTTTCATCACTTGTAATGTCGTAAATCAAGGTGGAAACTGCGATATCACCTTTACGGTCAACACCTCGGGGACGGCCGGGTTGACCCTTGGGGCTTCGGCGGCCAACACCATCATCTATAATGACGGGGGCTCAACCCCGAATGGCGACGTTTCCTTCCAATTTTTCAAGGGAAACACCACGGTCAAGATGACAAATGTCATCGTGGTGACAAGCATCGCCGGAGGAAATCACTCGGGAGACCGGCTGACCTTTACTGGCCCGGCAACCCTGAATGCCACGACCTCCAACTCTCTAGTAGTCACGACAAACGTCAACGCCAATCAGCTATACTGCAACTCAGTAAATTCTATCACGACAGCGACTCTAAACGTCGCCACCATCAATACAGCCACGATAAATTCCGCTTCGGCAAATAATCTTGTGGCAAATACTATCGAAGCCAACAATATTCTTATTGCGAATACTGGGGCTCCCACAACAAATGTTGTCACGGATACAGCGATTTACTTGCTGGCAAACACGAATGCTTCCTGGAATCTTCACGCTTGGGGAATCGGTGCTTATCGAGCAGCCGAGTACTTCCTGACAATTTCCGACCAGAATTCCACAAGCTATCAGGCTGTGAGGCTTACGGTTATACATGATGGCACCCACGTCCAGCTAAATGAATACTCGATTCTAGCCACAAATGCCACCTACACCACCCTTTCGGCTTTCGATGTCGATATCACCGTTTCTCAGGTGGTCCTCAAGTATATCAGCGCCTCAACCAATACCGTCATCCAAGGCAAGTGCACAAGGATTGGGGTGTAAATGGCTCAGGTTTTTAATATTTTCATCGACCAGGGGGCCGATTTTTCCCAAGAGTTTGGGGTGGAAGGGGACTTGGCCGGGGGAGAAGTCAGCGGAAAAATGCGCCGGCATTATGAGTCCACAAATGCCGTGGCTTTCACTTGTTCTTCAAATACTTCGGCAAGCTCCATCACTATCCAACTAAATCATGTAGAAACCGGAAATCTTGTTCCGGGTCATTATGTGTATGATGTAAATATCGCTTATTCTGGGCCAAATACTGTCCAAAGAATTATCGAGGGGCTGGCGATAGTCAGTGCTTCGGCAAGCTATTAAGGAGAATTTCTGAGAAATGGCGATTCAAATGTCCTCGGGGCTTCGAAATGCCCGCCTCAACAACATCACGGTTTTCGGGGGAAATACCGCCACCACCATCAGCCCTACCCTAGGCATTTTCGGAAATGGCTCAAAGCCGGCTGACTGCCAAGCGGCGAACACCGGAACCCTCATCTGCACCATCCCTTGTGATGGAAACAATGCTTGGATGAACACTGCGGTGGCCGGGGTTTTCAGCAAGAACGCTTCCCTGGTGTGGGCCAATACTTCGGCCGGCACGACTAACACCGCTGTGTATTTCCGTATCTTCTCTTCAAATAACACCAATCTCGGAAACGTTGTGATGCAAGGATATTGCAACACCGTGGGCGGATCTCCCGGCGACTTGATTCTAGATAACCTTAGCATTGTGGCCACTCAGGCCGTCAACGTAACTTCTTTCGTAATTACAGACGGAAACGCATAAAAAATGGCACTTCAGCTCGAAACCAAAGTCCGCAATCTTCGGTTAGACACAACCGAAACTTACACCAACACTTCCCCGATTCTATCGATTTGGTCGGGGACAATTCCCGCTAACTGTGCGGCCTCGAATACTTCTGGGGGCGGATCTCCTACCAAACTTGCCACGCTTACTCTGCCCTCCGATTGGGCCGC